ACCATAACCTTCAAGTTTCTCGGTGAGGTCTACCTTGAGACCCACCTTAGCGGACATTGCTTGAGTAGTCTCGCCATCCTGGACAAACCCAAAGGCAGGACCACCTTGGACGTAGTAAGATGCAGACTCCCCCAGGTCACTCTCCCAACCCACATGGGGTTCGACCAGAGTGTCAGAGTAAGTCGAGTTAGTAAAGCTGGAGTTAGCTTCCACGTTGGTGTAGACACCTGCTTGAGCAGCGGTGCCATGGAGGACGCCAAGGGCGGCGCCAGCGATAAGAGCGGTTTTCAACATTGTAAATAATAGTGGTTTAAAAAATGCCAGGGATTAGCTGACCAGTGGTGCAGTAAGCACCAATAGCTGCCATCACACCAAGCATAGCAAGACGACCATTGAGTCGTTCTGCTTTCTCATTGTGAGGCAGACTGCCTTCGTCAATGTATTTCATAGGTGGTTCTTTTGCCCAGATGTTATTACGTCCAGAGTAGTCGGTGGTTTTCATTAGAAGTAAATGTTAGAACGTTCAAGTTTGGCAAAGACATCTTGCCGATAAGCGGGATCACGGTCGTAACGTGGATCACCCATGGCAGCGACGACCTCCGCTTGTGAGCGGAAGACGTCAGACTTAACAGGTGCTCCCTTACCTGTGAGCATACGACCTTCGTACCCATTGGCACTATCGTATGCGGACTTCAGACCTGCGACTGCAAGTTGAATAGCTTCGTAGTTACCAGTCTCTACAAGGTTATCGTAGGACTTCACATAACTAGGATCCAGATTGTCCGCTGCCCATTGGAGGATGTTGTTGAACTCCTCCTCACCACCAGCATCTTGTTTGATGGTGGCGACCTGGGCATCAGTCAGATCTGCCACAGGAGCAGCTTGATTCTCCTGTGACTGGTCACCATACATTGCTATGTATGCTTTGACCAGATCCTGACTATTCATAGAAGTTAGTTGCTCCATCATTTCAGGAGACAGTTCCTGTTTCTCTGCCCAAGCAGCAGAAGCTTCAGCAATCAATGCCTGAGTAGGATCTACTTCTTCTTCTGTCCGTTCTTCGTCCCCCGCTTCGTCCCGCAGGGTTTCATCTGTTTCGCCATCGTTGGTTCCGAGTTTCTTTTGAAGTTCAAGGTAAGCTTTCTCTAGATCTTCAGCATCTTTAAACTTACCAGCGAGCAGATTAGCTTGTTGCTCAGCAAGTTCCTCACCTACCCGCAGGCTATCCTGTTCTTCTTCACTGAACTCAGGTTGATCTGCGGGAGTGGGATCGTAGGTTAGTGTCGCCATTAATGTGGATTGTAGGGTGTGGGATCAGTGTGTACAACAGTGAGGTTTCCAAGACCAACCTTGGTTACTTTAGCACCAGGTCGTCGGATCGGTTTGTTAGCACCGACCCTTTCCTTTGGTGCATACTTGTTGGTAGGTTCTTCAACCACCTCTTCTGTCTCTGTAGTCCTAGGCTCCTGGGGTTCCGGGAGGGGGTCCTTCGACACCCGCGTTCGGCGCTGGTACTTCACTTTGTCCATTTAACATTTCTCCGATAGCTGGATTCTTTTCAGGGTCAGCGAGTGGTGCCTTAGCTAATTGTCCAGCTTGCTTCACCATCTCTTGTTGCATCATACTTTGTTGTTGTTGCTGTGCCTCTTGCTCCATAGTTTCAGGAGACTTAATGAGACCAAGTGTATCGATGCCAGATGCTGCAGCTAAGCGCTTGAGGAACTCTGAAGGATCGAGGTACTTTGCAGCTGCCTCAGGTCCAATCGTTTGACCAATGGTCATAATGAACTGGGTCAGGGATTCCCTGTCCTGTCCACGACCAAGTGCATTCACACCAGCAACAATCTGGGGACGCACATACTCCTTAGGAAGTTTAGGGATTTGTTTGTTACGCTGCAGGACAAGCATGGTCCTGTTCAGGTAAGGAACTAGGAACTCTACAGTCAGCAGACTGAACAGTCCACCGAGTTGTTGTTCCAGTTCCAGTTGTGTAAGACGAACCTCTTCAGCAGTGGTCCTCTCACTCTGTCGAACTTGCAGGATCAGGAAGGCATCACTGATGCGACGCTCCAACCTCTCCGACATGTTCATAGCTGTAGCAAAGTCTGCCTGCTTGGCAACCTGTACAACCTGCACATCATCAGGTCTACCCTGAACGATGGCACCGTTGCCTGCTTGAGCTATAGTCTGTGGTTTTGTAGTCGATGAGGGTGAGACTAGGAAGACAACTTTAGCAGCTACTGCAGACCCTTCTACGAGTGCCTGAGTGAGTGCTTCGAGGGACTTGATGTCACCAAGAAACTCTTCTACTCGACCACGCCCATAGTCTTCTCCATCAACAGAGTTGAATCGTAAGACCAACCAGGGTGATGCACTCTTGGGTGCTGTGCTACGACTACCAGGAAGGATCTTATCGAACGCTTCTTGGTGCCACATCCAGCGACCACTCTTGTCATCCATTCTGACGTAGGTGTACACCTCAACGTCCTCATCATACACACCTGTCATACCATCGTCACCGGGTGCGTTCGGTTTGGGTTCAGGAATGACTTCCAGTCCCAGTACTTGACGACTGATCAATTCTTTAGTAACAATCTCAATGACATTACCATCGCCATCACGATTGACTACAAACCTATTCAAAGGATAATGCTTTAACCCATCCTTGCCCATATAAAGGAGTGCGTTGCCACCTACTACCAAATTCTTGATAGCTTCGTGGACAACAACACGATCAGGTGATGCATTAATTACATCCATGATCATGCGTTCGATCTTTGCAAATGAAAGATCCAACTCACTCCGAATCTGTGGGTTTAACTCTTCACCAAGCTTGTCATCTCTGACTTGCAACTTGAAGAAGGTTGTTTGCGGAGGGAGTAGAGCAAGCATCAGCTTGGAAGACAAACTGACTACTGCTTTAGCTCCCACCGACTGCCAGGGTGTCCTGAGGTTCTTGTGTTGCTCAGGTTTCACATCTCTCCTAATCAAATAGGGTAAGGTCAATCGGGAACACTCGACAGCAACATCCAAGAACTCATCACGAGCACTTGTCAGTTGTACATAGCGTTCCCGTGCCTTCATGTATTCACTCCAGTATCAGATCCAGAAGTAGAGGTTCCGGTGTTGACACTAGTGCTCTTCAAACTGTTAGCACCACGCCGTTGACGCACTTCACCTGCACTGTTCCGACGCACGCGACCCGCAACCACAATAGGTTCACGCTTAGCAGGTGCCTGCTGAACAGGTACCGGCGGCGGTGGCGGGGGAGGCGGCGGGGGAGGTGCCGGCGGGGGAGGTGCCGGTGGTGGTGGCATAGGCGGGGGCGGTGGTGATGGGGCTCGTCCTCCTCCACACATAATTAAATCTCCTCGTTGTTAAGGTTGTTAATACGGTTCAACAACCACTCGACAGCACTGCGTTGACCTGATTGATACATGATCTTTGCGATGCTATCGTGTGGGTTGGGTGTGACTGGTGGAAAGCACTCCTCCATCTCAGTCACGATAGAGTTCAGCTCAGGTCCAATGATGGACTCAAGCATACTGGGGTAGATTGACATTGTTGTGTTCAAAGAATGCAGGCATCCGAGCTGCTCGTGTTTCTGAAAGCTCAGGTGCTTTACCTTCGTACATCAAACGATCGCTAGAATCTGACCAAAATTTTTTGTCTAAAAATCTGTCTTGGGTATTTGCACCTAGTGGTTCAAGAATCCATTGCATCGTTGCCTTGCGAAGGGTGTCTAGGGATTTAGACGGTTTGATACCTAATTCTTCGCAGACCAAGGAATTAGTCGCTACATGAATCTGTTCATCACGACTAATATCAGCAGATACTGTCCTCAGTCCAGCGTCACCGTTGAAGCGGAAGAATGGGAGGATAACAAAGAAGATGCCTCTCTCAAGTACCATTGCTTTGCAAATGGTGTGATCTTCATGATCTTCCCAAGCTTTTCTGAGGCGTTGCGCCTCCGCTTCTGATTTTGAATCTGTACCAAGCGCGCTCGCGATGTATCCCAAAGCTCTGTCATGGTTTTCCTCATCAGTAACGTTCATTTGAAGGAGTTTCCTGGCAGTCTCTGGTACTTCTTTGTCCAGAGCATCTACAATGAACTGACCAACTGGCAGTTCCAAGGACCGCAGAGCAAGGGCACGGAAGATAGTCTCTTCAGCACCCTCCTTCAGCTTGCCTGCGGTTGTTTGTACGGGAGTCCACGTACGCTTACGTGAGATTAGTTTTTCGTAGGGATTCATTCCTGACAATCACATTCGAGTTCGTTAGATAAAAGACTCGACAGGTAATTATCGACATCTTCAGCATCCAGAGCAGCATACGCATCGCTCTTGTCCTGAACGTCACCCATTACCTGTAGAGAGTAATAGAGAGATGTCTGGGGCGATTCTAACCACTCTTCAACGAACGCATTGTCGTAGGTTACAGCGTCACTCCAGGAGTTAAAGCTGTATCCATGAAGAAGTCCAGTTTTCTCAAGCATAATCATCAGTTGATCAGCGACAAGCTTATAGTTGTCCCAACCAACCTCCGAGGCGATTTCAACATCACCATAGTTGTAAGTCTGCACCCCGAAGGTACCGCTATCACGGTCTACCGTACGGGCAATGGGTGGGGCGATCTCAGGTGCGCAGGTGTTTCCTTTGAGATCGGTGCTCCTGTAGCTGCAGGAGGCAGTAGGAGCGATAGCAAAGGCACGAACCATGTTGTGTGATTCAGCAACCTTTGCGGCACTGTTAATGCCCAATTGAAGGGAACGAGCGATGTTATGAGCAGGGGTAAACTCTGTTCGTTCTTCGTTTACGTCCCGTAGAGCTGCTCCGAAGTCAGCGTAACTGACGTCGTAGTTCGAGAGCAGGTTGGCAAGTCCAAGCATCCCAAGCCCGACTTGTTTGTCAATATCGGGGGAGAGGTATTCCCCAGTGTCTCCGACACCTGTAGTAGGATGGAGCGCACACAGCTCGGACATACCTGCAACGAAAGCTTCTGGGATGTCTTCGACATTACAGGCACCGAGATTGACATGCTGCAACAAGCATGTGCCGCGTGAACGCAGGTATACCTCAAGGCATACATTTCCTCGGATTCGTTGTCCATTTTTGTCGT